GTTGTTTCACATACGATCCAAGCGACGAAGATGCCAAGACAAAAGCACACCAAAAAGCACGCAATTCTGCATACGCAGCACAACACAAGAAGGCTGCTTCTAGGATTGTAAATGCTGTGGCATATTTTACTGGTGCACCAGAAGTAACAACTGGTTCTAACCCTACGATGTCACAATCATCAGCACCACCGCAAGATGCACAAGACCTTTCATTTACTACACAACAGAATGATATAGGTAAGGTAACTGCACCTGGTGGTGAACAAATGGGAGATCTTAACCAATCTAATCCACTTAATAGCGGAACAACTAGCAGTAAAAAACTTGCTGAACTTATTGAAGATGATGTAAAGAACCACATGGGCCGAGGATTTTGCACAGAACACATGGATTACGATGGATGTAATCCTGACCGAAACTTGCAATAGGAACTAAGGAAATAGAAAGATTTCATTATGCACTACGACAACATTGTAAAAGAAGCCAAGACTGCAGCAGCCGATACGCGCTGGTTTAACGGTACTTCAGAGAGCATCCTGACAAGACTTGACAGACTTCAGGACATCCTGGACAGCACACGCATGGCAGCTAGTAACCCTAACGTCAATGCTAATGAGCTAGAGCGTTATGCCAACATAATCACTGAGCTTGGTGCTGAAAAGGAACAACTTGAGAAGCTTGCTTCTGAGTATGTTGACTTTGACACTGAGGACTATCTAAATAGCCTACCTGGTGGAACTGTTGCCAAGGAATACCGTGTTAGCAATGCTGGCACAAGTGATCTTGGTGAAGACGATGGTAGCCTACTTTACCGTACAGCTTCTTCAATCGAAAACGAGTATGAAGATGCTGACTGGATTAACTTTGTGACTGCTGGTGCTGAAGTTTGGGTAGAAGACCAAAACAGCAACCTTTTGAAGAGTCAATTGAACACTCGTGAAGCTGCAGTGTTTTATGTAGAGAAGAAAACTTTCCCTATCCTAGATACTATTAAGCGTGCTTCTATCATTGATAACTTTGTAGACAATGTAGAGATCTGCCGTCGTGCCAAGAATGAATCAACTTCATTCCGTAGCATTAAGAGTGCAAGTGCAAATAAGCTTGCTGCTACTTTCATCCAAGAAGCTGTAGAAGACTCATTTGGAGAAGGCCTCAACTGGCTATAGTCCATGGATGAGAACTTGAATGGCTTTAGGGTCGTTGGTGCTGTCGAAGATGACACAAAAGAAAACGACCTAGTACAATCTTTAAAGAATATGCTTGCTGAAGCATACGTTCTTTATCACACGATTCACGGTTTTCACTGGAATGTCAAAGGATCTGATTTTTATGAATATCATAAACTATTTGATGAAATAGTTGATGATATTTACGAACACATTGATCCAATTGCCGAAAACATTGTTAAACTTGGTAGTGTAGCCCCATTTGTAATGAGTCAACTCGTTAAGATGAGTGGTATCCAAGAATCTGGTTTAGTAAGTAGATCCCCAAAAGAATTGACTGCTAAGTTTTATATAATGAATGAAGAATATATTCAACACATTAAAGAAACTTTTAAAATAGCTAACAACAGTAATGAACAAGGCGTAGCCAATTTTATTGCAGAGCGGATTGATCAACACCAAAAATGGAGTTGGTTTTTGAAAGCTTCTATTGAGGGATAATGGATTCAACTTCTGAAAATATCGGAAACGTAGTAGCCTTACTTACAGCCATACTCAGCGAGCAGGAAGACCTAGCTTATGAGATGGTTTTAGAAAGCAATCCCATTGAGCTATTTAGTGCTCTAACAGGCGTATTATTGAGCGCTCTCAACCGTTTAGCAGAAATAAACGGTGTAACGGTAGAAGACTACCTAAGAGATCTAGGAATGCTCGCTTTCAAACCCCAATGAACATAGATAAAGATCTACCAGAAGGAATTACCTTCAATAACCAACAATACGATTCTATCGAGTTAGAATTAGTTGAAGAAGTGACTAATAGCACTAAATGCCCACTTTGTGATGTATGCTTGGAAAGCATATTAATAAGTAACAATGGTAGACACGAAGGCTGTATACGTGCTGTCGGTGGTAAGGTAATATGGAAGAACGCATTACCAAAAGACCGCATAAGGTCTATTAAACTATTAGACGAAAATCTTATTTTAAAACTTGACACACACAAAGAAAGGCATAAGAATGATTAGATACAGTACACAACCATCCGCAGATGCAAAAGTCATTTTGAATGAAAGCCCAACTTCAGCAATCGTAACAACAAATGATGATATGGGACTTAATGACACCAATGATCAAGTAGAAGATAAAAGCAATCTACAAGATCTTGATGCACAGGATCAAAACGACGATTAAGGAATATAGTGGCAGACAAAAAATCTGATCTTAAAAAAGAAACAGAACCTGTTGTACACATTGTAATCCCAGATACCCAAGCTAAAGATGGGGTACCAACAGATCACCTGAACTGGATTGGAATGTTTATTGTGGAAGAATACCGCAATAAGAACATTAAGATTATTCATCTTGGAGACCATGCAGACATGCCAGCTCTTTCACTTTACGATAAAGGAAAGAAAAGCATGGAAGGCCGTCGTGTAGTACAAGATATTGAAACTGCTAATGAAGCATGGCGAGTCCTTAATCAGCCAATATATGATTACAACGAGCAACAACGTAAAACTAAGCACGCTAAATGGAACCCAGAGCGTCACATACTTCTAGGTAATCACGAAGATCGTATCAATCGTGCAACTGAAAATGATGCTCAAATTGACGGATTGTTTAGTACAGATGATCTTGACTATGCTCGAACTGGATGGCAAGTAAAACCATTCAAAGAAATATTGTGGTTGGATGGAGTAGCTTATAGTCACTTTTTCTATAATCCAATGACAGGAAACCCATATGGTGGTACAATCGATGCACGTCTTAAAAGCATTGGTCATTCTTTCACAATGGGACACCAGCAGACTCTTCTCTATGGCCTGCGATACGTAAATGGTGACGGTAGAGATGGTGGAGCACGATCCCAGCACGGCTTAGTAGCAGGAGCTTGCTATCTGCATGATGAGAACTATAAAGGTCCTCAAGGTAATGCACACTGGCGCGGTATTATTGTAAAGCACCAGGTTAATAATGGAAGTTATGATCCAATGTTTGTTTCTTTGGATTATTTGTGCCGTAGATATGAAAACTCTTCTTTAAGTAACTTTATAACCAAAAAGTATCCAAAATTAAGAATTGGTGAATGATTTCCTTTCTTTAAACCTGTAACGGTTTAAACCCTTGAAGTATACGCCTAAGTGGTTATATGGAATCTTCAAAAAATACAAAAAGGAAGAACTTTCGTTGCGTTTTTAACCATTACGTGACAAAAGAGAACGAGGATGCAATAATTCGTTCTATAATTTCTCAATTTGAAGGTTATTATGCAGAACCTGAAGTAACGGTTACTGATGATGGTTTCATCATCACACTCACTATTGGAGATAATCTTTCAGCATCTTCAATACGTGACAAGATCCTTTGGAACCAGTTCGTAGATAGCGTTACTACACAAGATGCTATCCGTAAAATTCAAATCATCCGTTTGCCAAAAGCTGGCCTTATGGATTTTGGTGGTCGTATCGATGGAAAAGGCAGCGTAGGCGGTTTTGGACCTAATGTCGACCCAATTGTAGGAGATACTGGCGTGGACGAGAAGCTTAACAACCCAAGATCTACTAAACCACCAAAGTACGAGATCGATGGCGTACAGGATGACCCACTTGGTCACTTTGCTAGCATCCGTATTGCTGACCCCACCGACGCAATTTCTGAAGGACAATCTTTTGCAAAAGATCTAACTCCAGAAGATCTATCCAGTGATGTTACTAACCTGGAATCAGAGCCAACCACTGAACTTGAATCTGGAAAAAGACAACCTGCACGTGTATTTAATGCCTTTAAAGTAATTGCAATTGATAGCGATACCGGTGACAGTTTTTCACCAACGTGGGTTAACAAATATAATGATACCCTTGATGGAGCAGACTTGCCATCACCAGAAGCACCAAGAGGTAACGGTGGTTTTTTGCCAAAAGGTAATTGGTACAATACCAACCTAGGCAACGAACGTGGAACTATGACTGGTGTAGAATCAGAAAAACGTGGAGATGAATCTAGCGCTGCTCCATTTGCTGGTATTACTGGCAGCATTCAGCAATTGAAAGAACCAGAAATAGAAGATGTAGAAAGTGCTATTGACATACCACAAGCACGTGGTGGCGCACAATCTGTACCAGACGGCGGACAAGTCGAAGGATGGTTCGCTAGCGCAGAATTTGGAATTAATGAAACATACGATTATGAAGGCGATGTAGATGACAACTACCTATAAGGTATATGAAGCAGGATTAGAACCAAAAAAGTTTAACCCAGGTGATTTTATCCTAGTCAGTACTAACGGTGTTTTAGCTAAACTTATACGTTTTGGTCAATTTATACGTTATCACGGTAAAATGAAACCATTTTCTACATGGAATCATGCCGCCATGATTATTGATGGAAAAGGCACAATTATTGAAGCAGTTGGCCGTGGTGTTAAATATGCACACATCAATGAATACAAAGATGTAGAATATTATCTAGTAAATACTAAACTTAATGATCAGAGTCGTACCCAATCCATTGCAGCATGTGAAAGCTTTGTAAAAGATAAATATGGTTGGTTGACTATTGTCTCCATTGCTATCGAACTTATTACAGGAATTAAATTACAATTTTCATTGAATA